TAAGAAACTCGATTGTTTAGCGTACTCTTCCATACTATTAGTTGCAACAGAACCAATGGTCTTCGCTAAGTTTGTAAGAATTGAGTTGTCTTGGTTTTTTGGGTCGTTTTTTACTTGATTATACGCGGTTAATACCGAACCTAAGTCATTTTGTTGTTCAGGTGCTCCCGATTGTTCTAGCGATCCCCTTAATAAACGACTAAATAAATCTTTTCCACTTTCTGTGACTGACCCACCACCTTTGTCTTTTTGTGCAGAGGTTTTTTGGAGTTCACCCATGGCCCTATCATACTCTCTTTGAGTAATTTCATCATTCTCGAGTTGTTTGGCTAATTGTTGGGCTTTCTTTAACGCTTCTTCCATATTGATAAATACTTAGTCGTTCTTTTTTTCGACCTCAATAAGTCGTTCGACATAGTATTTTCTGAGATATATGGGCATCTCGAGAAGGTCACGGTGAGTGAACCCTCTTCTGATGAGGAACAAGTGTTCCATTAACTGATTTTGCCTATATTCCGTAGAAAGGGCGAAAAAACTCCACCCCAAAGTCGATAGTAAACCTGACTTTTTCTCCTGATGGGGCGTTAACTTCGTGTCTTAAATCGACACCTGGTTTGATTTTATTGTAGTATTTTCTAAAATTCTGAGAATCTAAAATTGGTAACTTTTCAATAAAGTTTCTGATATTCATTGGATCCTTATTCCCCTCTACCGTTTGGATCAACTTCTCTAATCTTTTTGTGACGACAGGTGCAGTACCTAATCCGTTCCAACTTTTTTCCATCTCCGCAAGTTCATCTTCGTCCTTCTTTAAAAGGAACTTGAAAGTGATATTTACTTTAGATTTTTCCATAAAATATGGATATTCACCGTTTCCGTCCGCTTTTAAATCGAATTCCTTGTATGTTAATTCTGATAAATCGACAGTATGTTCAAAGTCTTCATCTGTTTGTGGGTCCTTCAACCTCATCTTTAACTCGGTACCAAATGCCGTGTTTCTTAAAAATATAAGAATCGCTTGTTGGTCCTCGAGAACAAGATCATCAACATCAACGTCCTTTGTTAAAACCTTTCTCCTAAGAAGTTCTGAAATGATTTTTCCTGACGCAACTAAATTTGCCGATGAAAGTATATTCTCGTCCGACGCAGTTAAATACGCAACCTTTACTGATTTTGTTCCACTTGGGTAATATATACCTCTACTTGGTAATTCAACAACATCATATGATATAGTTGGGTCTATTGCAATGTTACTTTGATTTTCCATATTATCTTAATCTATTAAAATGTAACTAATAAATAACTGAAAGTAAAGTTTTTGCACAAAAAAAGGGAAATGTTTGAATTTCCCTCTTTCTTATCGTTTAGACAGATATTATTAATATACTTGGATACATCTATCCATTCTTAGTGAACATGTGATAGTTGCCAATGCGTCGTTGTTGTAATCTAATTCATTGAAGTTTAAGTCAGTAATGAATGTTCCTTGTAATATCCATTTCTCAACTACTACTCCTGTTGGATCCAACATTTCTAATTCAATGTCTTTCTTATACCCCGCAGCGTAACCCATTCTACCTGTTACGGATTCTGCATGTAATCTGAACCACTCCATTAACGCTTGTGATGCTGAAGGTCCAATTGGGTCTTTAAATGTGACTCTTAATTCATTCCATACGAATCTACCTGCAACATAAGTTGAAGTGTTCAGGAATGGAATCTCAGTCGAGTTGATTTTTGCACTTGGTCTTGCCGCCGAAGTAACAAACCATTCGTTAATACCTAATGAAGAAGGAAACCTAACGATAAATCGGTTAACTCTTTTTGGTTCATAAGGAACGGGCATTTTCATTAATAAATCCGCCATATCTGTATCTTTAAATTAGTTTTCTTTTATTATCTTTATTATAAATATATCTCTTCTCGAAATATTTTTTGTTTTATGTTCAAATTGACTTGACTTAGTCAAAATTTTTCCTTATTTTTTTATTACCCAGTAAATACTAGTATAGATTAATAACTAATATTTAGATAATAATTAAAACTAGTAAAAATAACCAGTATACTGGGTGTCATCTCAATTTTTACTTTAAGGTAGGGGAGGGTCGTTTGACTCTCCCTTTCCTTTTTTATATCCTATTAGATATTCTCGAATGATGCTCCTGTTGGAGTAATCAAGAATTCTACATCAATAAATTCTAACGATCTTGTTGGTTTGATATAAATCTTACCTCTAAGTGTATTAGCGTCTATGTCTTCAGGGTCGTTTGACACTACAACTCTAAATTCAAATAAACCTCTTTCTTTCTTAATTGACTCAAGAATTGGGTTAACTAATCTTAAGAATTCATTTCTAACTTGTTCGTCATTTTGTTCAAATAACAATCTTATTGCAACTGCCGAGATTAACTTTCTCGCTCTTAACAACAATCTTCTTACGTTGATTCTGTCAAGTGCAGATTCTCTAACTTGTAAAGTTTTATTACCCCAAATTATAGTTCCCGTATCTGAGAAAGTTGCGATTGGGTTAATTCTTGCTTTATATAAGTCGTCTCTGTTATCTAATGTTAACTTTTTCTTCGCTTTGATTGAGTTTACTAAACCTCTTTGGTAACCTGCGACTGCGAACCAAGGGAAGGAGACATTATCTGTCAATGCGATGTTTTTAACAACCTCACCTGTTGGTGGAATATATAGTTGTGTTGCATTGTCACCATCTCTTACTTGTATCCATGGCCAATAAGTTGCCGTATAGTTAGTATCTAAATCTACCGTATCCAATTGATCGATAATTTCATCAACGTCACTCGTATTTGGTGAGTTAGCGATATATAATGAATCCGCTCTATCACCTTCAATCATATCGATTGCTTGGTTAGTTAAAGAACTATGATCGTAGAAGTTAATACCTGGTGTTGTGAAAATGTTAATATCTACTGACTCAGGATTAGAGAATGTTTCAATTCCCGCTAAATATGCGTAATAATCTGAGTTTCCTACTGAAGAACTAAATACACCACCATTAGTTGTGTGTCCACTTACATAAGTGTTTTTACCAAAGATGTAACCATCTCCGTTTGTTCTTGTACCTCTATAGATATCCCATCCGTCAAATCCACCACAAACTGTGAATGTGAATTTTCTAAATGATTTACTTTCTAATTTACCTTTGTTTACTCCTTCTAAATCATAAGGTGTTGTCTGATAACCTGTAATACCCGATGCGTTAGATGATAAGTGGAAACCATGTGTGGATCCCGCTGCGTTATATCCTTTATACTTGAATAAGTCGGCATCTATACCCGCTTGAGTAGATAAACCAAGAGTAACTTTACGTACTTTATCTCCGTTTGTTAATTCAGGTTCACCTAAAGAACTAAATCCTATAGTGTCGCCTGCATCAAAATATTCAGTTTTATAAATTACGTTACCAATTTTGTTATTTCCTGCTCCGATAGAATCAGAAACAAATCCTTTGAAACCCGCAGGGAAAGCATCCACAGGATGATCTTCCGCCAAGTTTAACATGATATATCTTGATCTTAATTCGTATTCACCATCTGATGTACCAATCTTTCTACCGATATAACCTGGTAGGTCAGGGTTCATAGAACATCTTGAGAATTTTTCTAATACACTAACATTATCGTCAGTATCATTAAAATCTCTAATGATTACATCAAATTCACCTGAATCAATATCAATATTTTGAATTTGTATTTTTAATTGACTGTTTGCTGCGTTACCGTCTGAAATACTGATTACACTAAATAAGTTAGAAACAGCACCACCTCGTACTTCCGATACGACTGTTGGAGATGCGGGAGTTTCCCACTGACCTAAGAAATCATTATTTACGTCGTGGTAAACAACAGTAGTATCTAAACCTCTAATTAAACCTTTTGATTTTAAAGTACTAATTAGTTTTGGGTAACTTTCATAAACATATACAGGGAAATCTTTTTTGTTTTTGTCGAAAACACCTGTACCTAAAACTTTTTGGATATACTTTGTTGAAGAAGTGTTTAAGTTACAATCAAATGATTTTGCCCCACTTGTTGTTCCTGTTACGGAAATTTTAAAATCTCCTAATGGGTCTGTTGTAATTTCAGAAGATGATAATGTGAATTCAGTATTACCTGAAACTTCTAATTCAAGTGCCTCACCATCATAAACACCTCTTGATCTAAACGCTGCTGCGATAATTCCATCATAATCAGTATTAACTGTTGCGGACCATTCAAATTGTGTAATTTTCCAACCGAAATCTGCTGCGACATATTCAAATAAGTAAGAATAAACTCCGTCAACCTCACCTAAACCGTTAAGTTTATAATATGTGTTATACCAATTGTTGTTATTATTTGATCCAATAGGACCTGTCACTTGTAAAGAACTGTTTAGTGACGCGGTTGCTGAGGAATCAACATGTCCCAATGTACACCATACACCGTCAGCTACAGTAATACCCTCAATGAAAGCTTGTACTGATCCTCCGTCTGTTGCAATTTTACCTGACAAGTCACCAATGAAAGCACTTGTAGAAATATCAGAGTCACCTTGTGTTGATCCTGTTATTGCATCTACTACTGAAGTTGCGGCGGATAAATTAACCTTTACACCACCTAATGTTTTTATTGCGAATGTTTTTGTCGTTTTGTATCCCGTCTTACCTAAAACCCTTGTTACGAAAAGTTGATTTGATTCTTGCAAATAAGATTTTGCAACATACCCTAACTCATATTTAGGATTACCATCTGAAAACTTCGTCGGGGAGGTAGGTCCAAAATATGTTTTGAATTCATCAAAATTTCTTATTAGTATAGGTTCAAAAGCGGGACCTTGTATTGTCTCACCCGCTAAACCCAATGTGGTTACACCCACACTCTGAGCTACGAACGTTAAATCTTTCTCCGATGTATAAACACCTGGAGAAACGAATACTCTGTTTGAATTTGCCATTGATTACTTTGTTATAAATTTTTTATTGTTCTTACTATAAATATCTTTGTTTTTATGAAAGATTAGCCAAGTTTTCTATTTTGGGATATTTAAAGATATTTTTTTATCCATATTTATCTTTATGAGTGTAAGAAAAACAAAAAACCTTAAAATAAGTGACCTACACCACGCGAGACTTAAATCGTACTGTGACAAGAACGGATTAAAATTATATCGTGTAGTAGAAAAATGGATTGATCAACATTGTAAAGAGAGAGGTAAAGGTCTCTACTCTGAATAAGTGTGCCGATTAAAATTGAACTGGGAAATCCGTACTTCGGGTCTCACGACCTAAAGTTAAAATAGGTATGTTAATCCTATTTTTGAGTCATATATTGGTGAATCAGAAAGTGTAATTGTTGTGGAATTTGTAATATCGAATCCCTTACCTTCTTCTTGTTGTAGACCGTTAACATCTAAACTTATCACACTGTCAATATTATTTTCTGTTGTAAAACTTAAAGTACCACCCACGGTATAATTAAAGTATTCGGTCACTACTTGTTTAGCGTTACCTGAACTATCAATGAATATACTATTTCTACCTCTATAATATGTTATTGTGATTTTTGCACCTTCTCGAGGAGGATCAACAAAAGTAATTTTAGAAGTCAAAGCAACATGATAAAAATCACTATCTCTTTCCTGAAGAAGACCATTGACTGCAACAGTAAAAAGAATTCCTATTGTTTCACCAACACTAAATGCGGTCTGTAACCCATCAGCAGTAAAAGTTGCGACAGTAATATCTAAATTCTTATTTATGTATTTCTTTTCAAAATTATTACTTTGTATAAACTCATTC